TTAAACGGCGATGACGATCCACTTTTCTTTGCGCTCGTCATGATAGAGCTCAGTCATCTTCGCTGAACTGTGTCCCAGCAATTCCTGAGTGTTGATCCCTTGCGCTTTATACAATCGCTCAGAAAGAGAACGTTGTTCGTGAAATGTCGGCGGTGTTTTATCCTTTTCAATTTTAATTTTTGCGCAATCACGCGCTTCTGCGAATCGTTGTGTCAATGACCCTTCAGCCACAGGTGAACCCAGCGCAGAGCCGCCAACAACTGTTGAATTATGGACAAGATGTTTACTCAGCACCCGGTCGCGACATTTGTTAATCACATCACGAACACTCATGTTGATGGCGTCACATCGCAACGAAAGGGGGATCGCTATCCGGATTTTTCCTTTACCTTTTCCCTGGACAACATGAAGCATGTCATCCCAGATATCAGAGAATTTCATTTTTACTATGTCGCCACGCCGTTGGCCAGTAACTACAGCGAGAAGCATTGCATTGCAGATGTAAGGTGACCTGCGTTCTGCTTCGTGATAGATCGCCCACCAGTTCTCGAGCGTGAGTCGCTGTCTTGAGACTTCATCCAGTGGTTTACGTGTGGCCAGTGCCGGATTAAAGCCGGGTGGAACCTCACCGGCAAACTGTGCTTCCTTAAACATATCGATCCATGCAGCTCGCATGACCTGTGCCATTCTTGTTTTATTTGCATCGACATATTCGTTTATCAATGCAGCCATCTCACGTGCGCCGAACTCTTTGAGCAATATATTTTGAGAACGAGCTGAAAGAAGTTCAGCGCATGCCTTGCGCCCCCTGGCAGTAGATGATGCAAGCTCTTTTCGCTGTACACGTCGGTCAAGGATGGCTTTGTATTCCTTTACCCATTGCTTTAAACGCATGTTCTGAGCATTTGGTTCGGCTTTTTGTTTCGCAATATCTATCAGGGCGAAAGACTGAGAAGTTAATTGCTCAGCAGTAATGCGATTCATTTCAAGTGCCGCTGCATGTGCGGCATCTGAATCCGTACCAAAACCAATAAACTCCCCCGTAATGGGGTGACGATATTGCCAGTAGGTTTTGTTATTTCGCTTATCCAATTTGCAATACAAGTTCGGTGTTGAAATGTTGTATTTACGGGGTCTTGCTGCCATTAAGTGCTTTCTCCACTAAAGTGCGGGCGCCGGCAGGGAGATGGTTCGATATTTCGACCCGTTCAACCATACCAACAAACCTGGCTTCCTCATCAACAACCCATCGGCGACCTTGCTTAACGGCTGGCGGATATGTTTGCCGCGTTTTCGCAATACGGTGAAGGGTGGCTTTGCAGGGAGGTTCTTTGAAGCCATTTGGTCCTGCTGCCCATTCCGATAAAGAAACTAATTGGCCCATACTATTACTCCACACGTTTAGTTATAGCCGGCTGCACACCGGCTTACAGATTTGAAAGTTTTTCGATTGCCTTGTCGAACGTCTCCACCGCCACATCCAGATCAGCGGCACACACCTTTGCTCTAATGGCGCGGACTTCCTCCGGTGATTTTGCGTCTCGGATCTGGGCCATTAAATCCAGAATAAATGAAGGCGCTGAGTCAGGGGTAACAGCTGGCGCTTTCGCCCGCCGCGCCGCCAGGACCTCATCGATAAGTGAGCCAAAAACTTCTTTTTCGATAAACGACATTCGCATATCACCGGCTTCAACAGCCGCGTTGGATACGCGTTCCTTCAGTACCTCTAAAAGTTCGTTGGTTGCTATAAATTCAGACATTATTCACCTTCCTTAACGATGCAGTTGCAGTGATGAGCAAAACACTGAGCGAATGCGTCGCGCTGGCTATCATCGATATCAAAATTATCTTCTAACCAGTCACAGAGCTTTTCTTTGCTGATGACCGGCTTTTGCGGGCGGTCATACAGCGGTGTAACGCTACGACCTTTATCAACCCATGATGTGGCAACAACTTCGCTCATGGTGACAACTTTATGACACAGAATGTCACTGTCATGACGCCATGCCACCGGCACCTGCTCGCCTTTCAGCGCTGCGAGTTCCTTATCAGCGTCTTCCAGTATTGACCTTTCAAGTTTCAGGCGACGCCGGAATTCATCGCGCTCCGTCTGTAAAGCATCAGCCCGCTGGCGTTCTGCTTCGAGCAGCGAGATATGCTGTTTAAGCATTTTCAATTCACTGGCATCCATGCTTAGTGACATGTCGTCATAATCTGTGCAGCGGATCAGCAAATCTTCCAGCGTCATTTTTGGCTGCGTCGTTGTATCAGTCATACAGCCTCCTTCAGTACCAGGCGACCATCGAGAATAGCGTCACGAATTTCGTTCAGCTCCCATCCGAAGTAAGAAGACTCGACGTATACCTGAAGTTCGCCGTAGTCGTGCTGCTTGCGTTTAATGAAGGCCTCAGCTGCGGCGCGGGTCAGATGTGAGTTCACGTGCTTCCACTGCCAGACGTAATAACCCACATCGAGGCACGGCAGGTCTTCGAGAACATCCCATTGTTCGCCTTCTGGAAGCTCGGAGAATGCGATGTCAGGATCATCCATAAAATTGCGAGCGTGGATATCAAGCTCGTCACGCTCCTCATCATCCAGATCATCCCAATATTCCTGTGGGCTAAGCCAATGTATGAAGTCACCCTGATTGTCGTAGACCAGCTTCTCACCGTATTCAGAGTCCATTCCGGTGACCATTACTTTCTCACGCACTTCAAATACAGCATTGGCGGTGCAATGGTCACGAACACCATCCCCGCGGCAGTCATAATGAAGGCGCTGCTTGAACTCTTCGAAAGTTTCAGGAGTCAGGAGTGCTCCGCTGGCGATGCTTTGTTTGGTTGCTTCTGTCATGACTGTTCCCCTGCTGGCGCTACACGTTCGAATTCGATCACCCAGACCCACGGGTTAGCCTGCCAACTGCCTTCGCCGTAAATCGACTCCCACAACCAGGAATAAACTTCTTTGGCGCTGTGGCTTGCACCACCGAAATACTGGTCACCGGGGTTGATGCAGTAGCGGCCAGAAGCCGGAAGCTGGCAAATACCCTCGCGGACAGCATCACCTGAACTGATATCCTGAAGACGCTGAACACCAACATTGGATATATCCAACTGAATACGGCTTGCCCAGCGCGGCATGTGCAGCGAAGGTCGCAGTTTCCCTGGCTCGGTTACTACTGGGGGAGTGTCAAAACCTGACCACTTGCCAGCTCGAAAGCCATCGGCTTCAAACTGGATTGGTGCCCAAGGATTTTTATAACCAGCATTAATGGATAGTTCTGCAACATTGCTGGGTGAATATATATCGAGGCTTTTTGCCATCCTGAAAGCCTCACGTACCCATAGATGATCGCCTGGCTGACCAAGTGGGCAAACAAGTTCCCTGCCGTGGCCGTCTTCAACACCGGATTTGACGAGCACTGATTTGCGCACGCCGGAAGAAGGTTGCGGCTTAATAACTCGGCGTGTCTGCGTCTTGCGACCGCTGAGAATGGCCTGAACCATCTCAGCGTTGAATAAAATAGGGCGCTCTTTCATGACTGTTCTCCTGCTGGCGCTGGTTCATCTGGAATTGAAGCCCAGTGGGTGATCCGCACATCCTCATGACACAATCCTTCAAGTTGGAATGACCACTCCCATTCACCGGTTTCTTTCTGCCCCATAGCCATCCACATAGAACACCAGCCGATTACCCAGCCCTCGCCATTGGCATCAAAAAGAAGCACCTCGTCATTCGCTGATGGCAGTTCCGCATCAACTGAAACAACCTGGTCATGAATCAGGTCACGCCACGCAAAGGCAACCAGCTTGCCGCCGAGCAGGGAAGTAGATGCGCTTAAAGCGGGTTCTTTTCCGTCTTCGAATTCAACAACAAAAGTTACTTTTCCCATTCTTATCGCCTTAAATTGATTTGATAGTCAGCGCAGAAGTCCAGCACATACAGGCATTCAGCCGGGCTTTCGGTCTCGTTAACCACATCACACCCGCCAGAGTGGAGACAGTTGCAGTTCATGCAGCTGATCCGGTTGTCGAAACAGTTTTTAGCCATGTGATAGCTGTTGCAGTTTCCGCCGCTAAACCGGTGGGGGAAGTCGTAGGCCGGGCAGCGGCATGTAACCTGCTTTCCGTCCCAGTACGCTTTCACGCCGTACGGTTGATCTTTGTGCAAAATAGAGTGACCGGTCATCGTATCTAGGGTGCCAACTGGCCGTGATTTCTTCATGGCTGCATACCTAAATAAGTGATTGCCATAACCACGCCGAGGATCAGATAAAAAGCGATATCAGTTTTCATGAAATACCCCTTTAGCTGATTTCGGCGTGAGTGAATCCCTTGCCAGTGATGGCAATTAATTTAATTTACTCAGACATAGAAAAGGGCCACCGGTTACGCACTGGGTGTGCTGGTGGGGCCAGCGAACCCTTGTCTATGTCTGCGAAAAAATTGGCGGTGATCATGATCAGAACATTATCTTCGCTCCCCCTTGGGTAGGTTGAAGAGTCATGCCACCGCCGAAAGACAACTACACACAGCAATTATCGAGTTCCACGTCGATCTGGTCGGGCGGCGGGAGTTGAACCCGCATCAGGGTAAGGAGCCCTGCCATCACCGGATGCTTGGCACAACGTTAAGAGCACTGATTCTGTGGTTCAGAAGGTTGATAGTTAGTGAGACGCTCAACAACCAATGCTCTTATCGTTGTGGTAATCCGGCGAAAATCGAAAAACCTGCTACACTAAAACCTGAATAGGAAAATTCTTAATAATTCTAATTAAGTCCCGCACCTATCCCTCGAGTTGTAAAAATGCCTGACATAAAACTCTCTTGTGAGAAATGTACTTCTGAACGTTTTGTTGCCTCTTCCAGTTACCCCAGCTCTGACATGGTTTCCTCGCTCGTCTGCGCTCTTTGCCACCACCCAGTAGATGTGAGCTCAGTAGTCACATTTAGGGACACTCCATATATAGCCCTCGTTCCGCCTCTGCCAGACCACCTCTTCCACCATATTGAATCCAGCCGCCAAGGTTAAAATTACTCAGACTCGCAATAAGCTGTAGTGCTCTTAACAATGCGTTCCTTACAGGTACATTATGTATCCCTAAGGTACATTGTCAAGGCTAAAAAAAACCTGCCTAGGCAGGTTTCGCGGATATATTATTTTTAGGCTCTATAACGCCTTGGTTTTCCGGAGAAAACTACAGTTCCTATTATTGAACAATTTCCATCAATTTTGATGTATTGTTCAGGCCAGCCTTTATTGAGGGCCTTTAGGTATTTGTGATTACCATCCTCAACCAGCCTTTTAAAGGTTGTCTCACCAGAATCCAAAAGCAAGGCAATAACATCATCCCCATGAACTGGGGCTACTTCCGGATCGATGAAAATCATATCGCCTGGTCGATATTCATCGATCATGGAATCGCCAATGACGCGAAGGATATATGTCATGGGGCCGCACGGCACCGGGCAGGGATACGTTTCGGATAAACTCAAATCGACCTCGGAATAACCAATTTCAGTCCAAGCACCTGCCTGAACCCAAGAAATCACAGGAACCATCTGAATGGTAAGATTGGTATCAGTGACATCTGGAGCTGAAATTATATTCGTAGCCTGATGTTCCTTATCTAACCAACCATCTGGTAAATCAAAGCACTTTTCAATGTGACGTGCCAAATCATCCCCGATTTTCTTCGTGGGATTCTTTCCGATCACTCGGCTGACCTGTGTTGGCTCTCGCTCAATTATCCCCGCAAAGGAAGAATTCCCCCCAGCGCTGTCCCTGAGCTTTCTGGCGTTATCACGCCGTATTTCATCGTTTGTCTTCATACACTCATTAAACTGCGTGTACCTATAGGGTACAAGTATCTTGCGGGTTCATTTAAATAGTGCATAATGTATCTCGGAGGTACATATGATTAAAAACTATTGGGATGCTTTAACAAAACCAGAGCAAAACGCTCTGGCTAAGAAAGTCGGCAGTAGCAGTGGTTATTTGAGATTGGTCTTCAACGGTTACAAAAAAGCGGGATTTTCTCTCGCTCAACGCCTTGAAGAAGAAACCGCCGGTGTTGTTACCAAGAGTCAATTGCGACCTGACATTTATGGGGATGTTAAACCAGAAATCGCAGCGCCATAACTACCGAAGGAAAAGCGAAATGGTAGACCTGAAATCAACAGTTAAAGCGATGTGCAAAGCATTCCCCGGCGGGCGTTCTGCCATGGCTGGCGCTTTGGGCATGACTGAAACGCAGTTCAACAACAACCTGTACGAAAAGAACGGCTGTCGCTTCTTCGAGGTTGCAGAGCTGGAAGCGATGGAAGACATCAGCGGCACCAGCTGCCTGGCTGAACACTTTGCACAGCGCCGCGGCGGTCTATATGTGGACATCCCGCAATTGGACGAACTCGATCAGGTGGAGCTGTTCAGCAAAAGCATGCGCACTGCGGCGCACCGTGGTCATGTCGACATGATCATTCAGGCTTCTCTCGAAGACGGTGTGATTGATGAGGCTGAGGCAGAGCAGATTATGAAGCACCACCGCCGCCATTTGGCTGCGCGTGAGGCTGAGGTTCGAGCAGTAATTTCGTTGTTCGGCAAGAAGTCAAAAGCCGGAAAGGGTGACGCCCCAAGTGTGCAGCTCGGGGCGTCGGTCGCATCAACTAAACAGTGTGGAGTAATTAACGCATGAACAGTTTACTCATAAAAGCCGGAGTTCCGCAAATCCGCTGTGTAGCAACTGGCGGTACTGCTGGCTCTCTTTCGTACGAAGTGATGATAGGCAACCGCTGGATCCCGTGCAACTACCAGTTCGCGGCATGGTGGGTAGGTTACGTCTGTGAGCACAGCCGGAAGGTGAGCGCATGTCTGAAGAAATCCAAAAGCTGGACCGGCGTTACAAGGATTGGCGGGGCGTTGTGGTACACGTCGTGGGCTTCGACCGAGCGGGGGATCGCGTCATCTTCATGCGCGCCGGCTATCCGCATGAATGTGCCCAGCCTACTGAACAATTCCGGCGAAAATTCACGAGGGTCCTATGAGCGTTAAGTTATCCGCATACGTCTGGGACGGGCTGGCTCAGGCTGGCGTTAAAGGCACCCAATTGCTGGTAATGCTGCGTCTTGCGGATTTTTCCAGCGACGAAGGCACCTGCTATCCGGGCATTGAGACGATTGCCCGTCAGATTGGCGCTGGCCGCAGCACGGTCATCACCGCTATCACCCAGTTGCAGAAAGACGGCTGGTTATCTCGAGAAGAACGCCGCAAGGGCAACCGCAATAAAACCAACCTGTATTACCTGAACGTGAAGAAGCTCCGCGAAGCCGCTGCGGGTTTCTATTCTGATAGTCCAGTTTCTGAACATTCAGATTCTGAACATTCAGAATTGGAACGTTCCAATTCTGAATATTCAGATTCTGAACGTTCCAATTCTGAATATTCAGATTCTGAACGTCCAGAAAACGTGAATAAAAGCGGTTTTGACCGTCCAGAATCTGGAGGGGATCCGTTAGTAAATTCAAAACAAGATCCATCAGATATAAAAACCCTTTGTCAGCCTGCTGCGCAGACCGACGCCGAGGTTGAAATTACTGATCAGGCTAAACAGGCACTGAAACACCTGAACCAAATCACCGGATCACGTTATCAGCCTGCCAACAGCTCGCTGGAAAACATGCGTGCCCGTCTGCGAGAAGGCCACACCCTGGAAGAACTGCAGTTGGTTATCGAATACAAGCAGGTTCACTGGGGCGACTCTCCCAAGATGGCCGAGTATCTGCGCCCGGCTACGTTGTTCCAGCCAGCAAAATTCGAAGGCTACCTGCTCAGCGCGACCAAATGGGCGAAGAGTGGCCGCCCGGTCTGTGTGAACGGAAAGTGGACCGTTGACGGTGAAGTTGCAGTTGATACCGCCGAGCGTGATGCGGCATACCGCCGGTTCATCAGTGGTGTAGCGGCAACCAAGGCCCCGAGCGAGTTGGAAAAACTGGTGTGCACCGAGGCCAGCAAGGCCAGCGTCCGCAGCATGCGCAGTGACTTCGCCATCACCACATGGGCGAAGATTTGGAAAGACTGCGCCCAGCGCCAGCAGGGAGTGAAAGCAGCATGAAAACATACCCAGAGTTAGTTCTCGAAGAGCTACAACGCGATAACACCCCGCGTACATCGGCACAGATTGAAGCCCAGATCACCGCCAGAACGGGTGTGACACCGCACAAGACGGCAGTGCACGGCGCAATCATCGCATTGAGAACCCGTCCTGAAGTGCACCTGGTTCATACCGAGACTTACCCGCGCAAATACAGCCTTGCAACACCATCAGGTTCAGTGAAAACCAAGGCTGAAATCAGTGCTGAGTTTGAGCGTAATTTGTGGGCAGTACGTCAGGGAAGGGGACAGGCATGACATCTGAATTTGCGAGCACAACATCGATCGAACACAAAGACCGCTGGCAGACGCCGGTTGAAGTCTTCACCGCGCTGGATCTGGAGTTTGGTTTCTATCTGGACGCCGCCGCCGACCACCAGAATGCGCTGTGTGCCAGGTATCTGACCGAAGTCGATGATGCGCTGGCTGCCGATTGGGAGAGTTACGGCGCAATCTGGTGTAACCCGCCCTACAGCGCGATCACCCCGTGGGTTGAGAAGGCAGCCGAGCAGTGCCGCGCCCAGCACCAACCGGTAGTGATGCTTCTGCCAGCCGATACCTCTACAGGTTGGTTCTCGCTGGCGCTGGCCACCGCCGACGAAATCCGCTTTATCACCGATGGGCGCCTGTCCTTCATCAATGCCGGAACCGGAAAACCGGGCAAGAACGGCAACAGCAAGGGCAGTCTGCTGGTTATCTGGCGCCCATTCATCAAACCGCGCGGGCAGTTCACCACCGTTTCGCGTGAAGCGCTGATCACTGCTGGCGCTGAGTACCTGCAGGAGGTGGCAGCGTGAACGAACTCCAGAAAATCTGGCTAGATGCCTATCGCAGCTATCTCAAGGCTGCATCATCTACTGGCGAGCTTTGCCCGTCGGATCACGATAGTGCGCTTGATCATGCTGATGCTGTGCTGAATAGCCTGCTCAAAGCAGGGGAGGTGAACTGTGATTGATGAACCGAAATACGACAGCGAAAACGTGCTGGCTTTCACCAAGCGCTTTGAGTCAAACGCCGACATCAAAGAAATGCTCAACCTCGTCAAAGCGGATAAGCCAGAGCATGCGCCTTATCGTTGCGGCCATGTGAATGTTTTAGTTGATGAGCACCTCCGTCAGCTCACATGTAGGCGCTGCTGTGCCGTCGTGGATGCATTCGACTGGATTAATGCACGCGCCGAAGGCGAGCAGAAGATCGACTGGGAACTCAAATCCCTGCGGCGGGAAGTCGTTGATCATCGTGATGGTCTTGAAAAGCTGAAACGAGAAGAGCTGAACACCCGAAACCGTATTAAAAACGCCGAAGGAAAACTGGCAAAAATCAGCATGCAAATCGCCAACAGGAGTATAGCCGCCGGTATTCCAGTCGCCGCCGTAACCCGTGACACCTACACAGACGCGGAGAACTCATGATGCATCTGACCCTGCCATTCCCGCCGAGCATGAACGAATCTATCGGTCAAACGCCATCGGCGCGGTGTATGAACAGCTGCGCCGCAGACCTCAGCCATTACAGCAGGATGTGCAGGTCACGGTCATCCTGTACCCGCCGGACCGTGCAAAGCGCGATCTGGATAACTTTCTGAAAGCGATGTTTGACAGCCTGACTCACGCGGGTGTCTGGGAAGATGACAGCCAGATAAAACACATAGATCTGAGATGGGGACCTGTCACCAAGGGCGGCAAGGCCGAGATCAATATTTCTACATTTTCAGCGGCGGAGGTGTAATTTGCGTTTTGAAAATGTCAAAAAGCGTTGTACGGTTATCCAGTGCAGTGAGAGCTCTCTGTGCAGTCGGTGTGCAGCCGACAGGGAGCAAATAAAACTTAAAGTGTGGAGTGAACTATGAATCAATTACTCGTAATTGAGGGTGTTTCTGTTCGTCTGGATAAAGATGGCCGTTATTGCCTCAACGATTTACACCGTGCAGCTGGCGCTTTAGACAAGCATAAGCCTGCGTTTTGGCTTAGAAATGAGCAAGCCGTACAGTTGGTGACCGAGTTGCAGATTAGCAACTCGCCTACAGAACAACCAGTTCACGTCGTTCGTGGTGGTGTAGAGCAGGGAACCTATGTTTGCAAAGAACTGGTTTATGCCTATGCGATGTGGATCAGCCCAACGTTCAGTCTTAAAGTCATTCGCACTTTCGATAAAGTCGTCACACAGTCTATTACCGCCGCCAACCCATCAGCTGACAAAATGCAGGCTGGGATCATCCTTCTCGAGTTCATGCGTAAAGAGCTCAATCTCTCCAACTCCTCCGTGCTCGGAGCCTGTCAAAAGTTGCAGATAGCAGCGGGTCTGCCAAATCTGGCGCCTGAATATGCCATCGATGCGCCAAGTAATGCCGTTGATGGTTCCAGTAGGCCAACTCTGGCGCTGAGCACCATTCTCAAAAATAATTCAATCCCAGTATCTCCCGTGAAAGCCTACGAGCGACTTGCCCGCCTGGGTATCGTCGAACGTCGCACCCGACCAAGCAACTCACCTAAAGCCCGCAATGGTGAAAAGCAGTTCTGGTCAGTGACAAATAAGGGATTGCAGTTCGGCAAGAACATCACCAGCCCGAACAACCCAAGAGAAACACAGCCGCATTTCTTTGAATCCAAGGTTCAGGAACTGATCCGGCTGATGGTAACGGCCACAGCGGCCTAATGGGAATTGAATGAGAGCATTATTGAAACCTTATCCTCAGAGGGATCTGGGGATCGTGCTGTTGCGGCTGTCGGGTGACATGCTGCAGCACTTCAGCGGTAAACGCCTGCTGATCACCGACGAGCCAGCGGACCTGCGCGGCGCGGCTGATGGTCTTGTCCCTGTCGAGGCTCAGCCGTTATCGCGTGATCCGCGTCTCGCCGCCTTTCTATCGTCAGAGCGTGTGATTGGCCTGGCCGGTGGCTGGGATGCGCTGGCGCAGTGGGTTAAGCGTAACCGCGGCTGCCAGTGCACCGACTTTGGCGGGCAATATCATCATCATGAGCTGGTGCAGGTGCGCCGGGCGCACGGCATGGTGTCCCTGTGCTGGACTCACGACAATGAATACCGCGACAAAGAATCAGCCAAACTGGACGCCGCAGCGCTGGCGAACGTCACCGAATTTGTGACTGAAGCTATCCGCGCCCGTTCTCGGCTGCCAGACGGCCACCGCCTGACCTTGCCGGAGCTTTGCTGGTGGGCAACGAGTAAGGGATTGGCGGCACAACTGCCGGAGGAAGTCATTTGCGAGGCTCTGGGCGTGAAATACCGTGCACCTGGCACCCAGATGAAAGAATCCGACACAAACCCGCATGAGATAGAACCGCGCGAGGCGCTGGTGAGCAACATCAAACCTGTGCTGGCGCTGGCAGTCGATCCGGAGACGCCAGAATCATTCTTGCTGCGCCCGAAGCGCCGCCGCTGGGAGAATGAAAAATACACCCAGTGGATAAAGCGCCAGAAGTGCTGCGGTTGCGGGAATCAGGCAGATGATCCGCACCACATCACCGGCAACGCGCTGGGGGGAATGGCAACAAAACCGCACGACATGTTCGTGATCCCGCTGTGCAGGCGGTGCCACGACGCACTACATGCGAATACGTCAGGTTGGGAAGAAGAGAATGGTACTCAGGTTGAGCTGGTACTGAAGACATTAGACCGCGCGCTGGCGATGGGTGTTATCGCTACCGGCAAAGCAAAATAAGTGTGGAGATAATAATGCGTGATATTAATGAGACGTTAGAACTTTGGGGGGCATGGGCAGCTAGCGACAATAGCGGCGTAGATTTTTCCCCGATTGCAGCAGGTTTTAAGGGACTTTTGCCACAAACCTCTAAGCCCCGTTTACAATGTTGTGACGATGAAGGCATCATGATTGATGGATGCGTAGCACGTCTAAAAAAATACAGAATTGAAGAGTTTGAATTAGTGATTCTTCACTATGTATTTAATATGTCATTAAGGGCGATTGCGAAAAGAAGAAAGTGCTCAGATGGTAAAATCAGGAAAGAAATGCAAACGGCACAAGGTTTTATACTTGGTGTGCTAATGGTTTTGAAGCCCAACTAGTGGGCTTAATAGTTCTTGTGGATTCTATCACCTAAGTAATATAAGCCAAAGAACGTGGCAACTAGTAACTGCCAGGTGAGGAAAATTAACACGCATGAATAAGAAAAGTGTAATAAAAAGTAAGGGTAAGCTGCAAGAACAGGAGAGATGAATGCATTAAGCATTACTATAATAATGCTTAATGCTGTCAAAAATGAAAATAACATACATAAAAACAATCTCCTTGTGAGTTCTTCTTGCGAGTTAACAGTTCTACCATTTTCTTTAGTTACCACTATCTCGATAAATGGCGCCCCATTTTCGCCAATTAATGGGTAGTCAATTTGTTCACGATTGAAAGTAGCAATTGCAGCAAGAGCTGCTATGTAAAATCCCGGCAAATTTGTGATAAATGAGACAACTGCTCTAATGAAGCCATTTTCTTTAGACAGATCAGTGAAGGGTATTTTTAGCAAATAAAAATACCCTATGGATAAAAGCATCAATACAAAAGGTATATACCAGTCGTAAGCTTTTTTGCCATTGATACCTTTGATATTAAGATATCCAAAAGGTCTTACTAAATGAAATAATAATTCACTCATATTCGCCTCACATCACATCAATCATTTTGGCCGCAGTCTCAAGCTCTATAATATCATAGGAGTCCTTTAATCGCGATGTAAACCCTGATAAAATGCTCTTTTTAATGAAGGTTTTTTCTAAACCATCAAGTTTTATATTTGATGTTTGGAGCTCAACTTGTCTGATTGCATCAGTATCAGGTTCTTTAAATTTTATTTTTATTAAGTCATAGCCACCGTTATTATCCTGCTTAAAATATGATGAGATGTTTTTAACCCATCCTATTACGTCTTGCTGGCCATGATTGGGGACAATGCGAAGGGTGCTTTGCTTTGGAATAATAGATTGATTAACATCTGGCGCATTAATAACTGAAAACTCATTTCTTACTAACATTACATCAGCAAGCCCTTCTTTGTTTATTTTATTGAAAAGGTCCTGATCAAGCTTACCGCTCATATCAAATACAGGTTTGTATAATACTTTTTTAGGTTTGTTTGACGATGGAGAAATGACATTAGTTGTCGAGTTTGCCGTGAATTTGTTTTCATGTTTTCTTGATAGTTCGAAAAGCACTCTATCTAAGAAACCATTCATTCGAGATGTCGACACTTTAGGGATTGGCATATAGGTCATATCGTACGTCCGATTTTTACCATTTAGAGATATCACGATATGAGAGGAGATCTCGTACCCTTCACCAGCTTGATGATTAGGGGAGATTTCTTGCCGGTTCAAAGTTTGGGTATTTTTAATTACGGTTACGCTTCCGTTTTTGTTCACAACATTTACTAATAAGGCCAGGTGGCTAGCTGCTTTGTCAGACCTGTTTGATAAAATTTTTACATCCTGAAGTGTTAGAATTATTTCCCCATCCTGATAAGAATGAATCATACCCTTTTGTTCCATAATCCAGGGTGATAGCTCAAGCATGGTGGGGATAGGGCAAACACATTGGGATTTTTGAGATTCCTCAATAGACTGTGTTCTAAATTTTGTATCAATAGTTACCTGATGATGGGTAACCAAACGATTGAAGGCATCCAGAGTCGACATTTTTACTTTGTTCCATGTTGTATATCGCTGTAGTGAAAAAAATATTACAAGAAGGCTAACGCGTACGCAAAAACTATCGTAATCTGTTAAGAGTGGTCACGTAGTCACAAAGCTTAGACAATCTCAGGTTTCATAAGGACATGATGTGAAAAAACTCCTTAGTTTATGCGTTCCACTTGTTTTGACCGCGCTTATAACCTCCGGCTGCTCTAAGTCGAATAGCGTAAGAACTCCAAACAAACCTATCAAGTCCGAATGCCCATCCTCTACTTCTTTGGGAATAGCGTGTTACGGTGGCGAGATTAAAAAAGCTATAGAAATTAAATTTCCTCACGCTGAGCGATTTGCAGGACGCTCTTGCAGTTTAAAGATGCATCTTGAACGAGACGGCACCTTAACTGATGCGTCTGTTCTAGAGGGGGACCCGGCACTCTGTGATGCTGCGATGGCTGCACTAAAGCGAGCCGATTTACCTCAACCCCCGAGTGATGAAGTTTACCAACTTTTTGAAAATGCTCCGCTAGACTTCAAGCCATAATCAATTTTATTGGTTGGGTTTGAGATAAAATTAGAATTATTTATTGAACAAGGCTGCCAAGTTGGCGGCTTTTTTTATGCCCTCAATTCGGTTGTGAGGACAGCAAAAGCGATAAGGAGTTTATTAATACCCGAGCCGGTATCAGCCAGAGACTATTAGTACAGTCTAAGAATTCCAAGCTGTTTTAGTCTTATCGGCACATATGATAAGTTTATGTCGTTGCGGTGAATCCTACCTAAGCGGTAGGGCTAATAAGCTGAGCCCTCGTAGTGAAGACAGCGGACCACGGTTAGCTTACCAACGGTTCCCGGGAGGCAACCGGCACTGCAACAACCAAACAATGCTTTTCAGTCTGCGAAGATGGGATAACCCGGAGTGTCTGGAAAGCACATTCGCACGAGCGTTGCCGGAAAAATCTGCTGTAATGCCTCATATGGTTATATTCAACAAGAATGCAAGCCTACCGAAACAAACTCAACATCAACTTTAGATAAAGAAGACACTTCATTACGTTATGCCCTCTAATATAGATTTCTCTTGGTATTTAAATCATTGGAGGCGCTGTGAAGAGAAGGGTTTGGTTCGTTTGGCTATTTATGTTGGCATCTTTTGGTGGGTATGCGCAAGGCGTTCACCCCATAGACCTAAAGCTTGCACATGGTGCCGTGCCCCATTTCAACATTATTGACACCTCAGAGACGCCTGACGAACATATTAGTGAAAAAATGGATGAAATAGCCGTAAGACATTGAAATATTAAAAATCAATACAAAACCTCGAAGAAATGCGTTTTTTGCTTTCTGAAGGTTAGAAATACACCAGTAAATGGATAGACCGCAGGCATCAGCCAATGCAGCAGTCTGGTTCTGACCTGAGTCGCAAGGTTACGCGGGGCTGTGTAACTAAGGGTCAAGGTTTCTATATCACAAAAAGTTCCGGTTAAGCAGCGCGCCAGCCATACGCGGCGAGGAGCGACAGAAGACTCAAGGGCATGAGCGCGGACACTGCAAAAGTGTGTCGGTTCGATATCATTTTTCAGGATTATTGCTATCCTTTTTGAAAAAAAAGGAGGTGTTATGAAACTGATAAAAAATGAATTTGAATTTAGACTTTGGATGACTCATGACTTTCTGCAATTAGAGGAAGGATTAAGTCCTTTGTACGATCCCGACTTGCTACAAAGAGAGATTACAGCGCAGATGCCTTCAGAATTTCCGTGTATTGCGTACATTGTTCGCGGCTCAAGTATTTATGAGCCAGAAAGCGCGAAGTTCCTCTATAAACATCAGGTTGAGGAATGGGCAAAAATCATGGGTATCGTCAACGCTTAAGATTTATCAAAATTTACGAGGCTGCCTACGGGCGGCCTTTTTTTATGCCCTCAATTCGGTTGTGAGGACACCAACAGCGATAAGGGGTTTATCAATGTCTGATCCATTGTCTGGCGCTGCTGGTGCCACTGTGGCACTTGCTGGCGTCAGTATATTCGGATGGGTTAGCGGTCTGGACTATGGCGTAGTTTTCGGTTCCTTTGCTGGCGCTATGTTCTATGTCACCTCAGCCACTGACCTTACTCTTCTTCGCCGGGCCTCTTATTTCTGTGTGTCCTTCATGGTAGGGCTTTTCGGGGCTGGCGTGATGGGTTCGAAATTATCTTCATGGCTCGGATACAGCGATAAACCATTGGATGCTCTGGGCGCGTTAATCATTGCAGCAATAGCAGTTCAGTTGCTGACCTTCGCGAGCAACAGGGCGAAAAACCCAACATCACTGATTGATCGGTGGAGGGGGAACAGTGGTAATAAATGACCCGCTGGTGATTGGCAACGTAGTGCTTTGCAGCCTGGTTGTCATTCGCCTCAGCTTCTTCCGTAAGAAGGGCGCTACCCATCGGACGTGGGCTTCATGGCTGGCATACCTGCTGATCCTGGCATATGCGACGGTTCCGCTCCGATTCATGTTCGATCACTACACCAGCACCCACTGGGCGGCTTTCGCAATCAACGCGATCATCTGCGTTGCTGTGTATCGAACCGGTGGCAACGTCGCCAAACTATTCAGCGCCCTGAGACATCCACAATGACAAAAGACCAATTTACACGGGCGGCTTCCCTGAGCGCCGACTTAGCCGCGCGCTGGTATCCGCATGTGGTGTCCACGATGGCTGAATTCGATATTTCCACCCCAGCGCGTCAGGCGGCATTTATTGCGCAGGTTGGGCATGAGTCTGGCGGCTTTAAGAAGCTGTGGGAGTCTTTCGACTATTCCGTTGAAGGTCTAAAAATCTTCGGAAAACGGCTCACAGATTCTCAGCGTCAACAACTCGGACGGCAAGCCGGTGAGCCGTATGTGCCAATGGAAAGGCAGAAGGCTATTGCCAACCTCGTCTATGCAGGCAGGTTCGGTAATAAAGCCGCCGGAGACGGTTATAAATTCCGTGGTCGTGGCCTGAAACAAATCACGTTCCTCGATAACTACCTGGCATGTGGACGCGCGCTGGGTCTTGATTTGATCGGAAGTCCAGAGCTGTTGCATCAGCCGGAATATGCGGCGCGGTCAGCTGGCTGGTTCTGGAAAGCCAATAACTGCAACAGCTTTGCCGACTCCGGCGACTTTGTGGGGCTGACCAAGCGCATCAACGGGGGCGTTAATGGTCTGGCCGATCGTCAGGCTCGTCTGGTAATTGCCCAGAAAGCGCTGGGCATCTGAGAGGCTCGACGTGGAAACATCATTGTTCGCTGCTGTGCTTAAAGCTTACTGGAAATCGGCTGTTGCCATAGTGCTGGCCGCCGCGCTGGTCTGGTGGATTGAGGGGATGCGCTGGGACGCCGACGTGTCAAAGCTGAAAGCGACCCACACCGCAGAGCTGAAGAAAATCAGTGATCAGGCAGTGATTGACCTGACCAACCAGAAGAAACGCACCGAAGCGGCACAAACCGCACTGGCGGCGCTGGATGCCAAACACACGAAGGAATTAGCCGATGAACAGGCCAAGAATGACCGTCTGCGCGCTGATGTCGCTGCTGGTACTCGCCGGGTGCGGATCGCAGCAGCAAACCTTGCCACCAGCCAGCTCATCCGGAACACAACTTCCGCCACCGGCAGCCTGGGCGATGCAGTACAAATCGACCTCACGCCAGCAGGTGGATCAGCTGTTCTCAGTCTCAGAGATTCAACCAGTAAAGACGACCAAGTGATCCAATACCTTCAAGGCTTCGCCGCTGAAGCCCTCAAAAGGTGCAGGGTTAACTAATTAACCCTGCTCTTATAAGTATTAGAGTGAGTGCCCTAACTTCTTGGCAAAGGACTTAAGCAAAGCGTTGGTGTCGTAAAACGGTTGGACTCCAATAGCCGCGCCACATGCTGAGCATTGAATGAAGTACATCCTAAAGTTAGCGCCCTTAATTGATGTTTCCTTTATTTCGAAAGAAGTATTAGGGCATTTTGGACATGTTGTAATAGCCATCTTTATTCCTTTTTTTGTGTGTAATTAAATGTAACAGCATGGCAATTAAACTCTTTGTAGGTACGTAAGTGAAGGAAATATTTTACTTAACTCCATATAAAAATGGTGATATTGGCGGCGGGATCAACGACTCGTTATCCAGACTACCATCTGACGCATGGGTGTGTATTCGTGACGCCGACACGATGTTTCTCACGCCTCAGCAGCAAAAACAAATTGCTGACATTGCTGGCGCTGATCCAGAGTTTGATGTGATTGGGTGCATGACCAATCGGCTCCGATCTTCATACCAGACACACGGCGGCCAGCTCAGTGATGAGCCTGATATTCGTGTTCATCTGCAGATTGCCGAGGAGCTTGAGAGCCGTCACTGGGGCGAACTGGTGGAACTGCCAGCGCCAGAAGTGGTTGCCGGGATGCTAATGCTATTTCGCGTTTCTCTCTGGCAGAAAATTAAGTTTCATCAGCGCTCCATCTATTTCGACAAACAGTTCTGCGCTGCAGTGCGTGCAGCTGGCGGTAAGCTGGCGATAGCGCGCGGCGTGTACCTGTTTCATCTTTACCGGTTCGGTAAGCCGAATCCCTGCGAATACACGGCGCATTTAACATGACAAAGATTGGCATCGGGATCACCACACACAACCGCTATAACGTGTTCAGTAAGACGCTGGCGGAAATAAAACGTCTGGCACCTGCTGGCGCTGAAATCGTCGTTGTTGATGATGCGAGTGATAAGCCGGTACCAGAAGCAACCTTTCGTTTCGCGCGGAACGTGGGCATTGCCGCGGCAAAGAATAAGTGCTTCGAGCTCCTGGAAGATTGCGATCATATCTTTTTGTTTGACGACGACACTTACCCGCTGGTTCAAGACTGGCATCAGCCATATGTCGCCAGCCATGAGCCGCACCTGATGTACATCTTTCAGGACTTTGCGACCGGCACCAAACTCAACGACACCATCAAGATTTATCAGGACAGCGAGATCACCGCCTGGTCACACGCGCGCGGCTGCATGCTGTACTTCAAGCGCATCTGTCTCGATGTTGTCGGCGGTATGGATCCGGTGTTCGGTAAGTGGGGCTGGGAACATCCGAACCTGTCCGAGCGAATTTATAACGCTGGCCTTACGTCATTCCGATACAGCGACGTGACGAACAGCGCTGGGCTGTTCTGGTCTGCTGACGAGCATCAGGTGGTTCAGTCCACGGTTGCCGGGCCTGACCGTTCAGTGATGATCACCCGCAACCGGCCAATCTATGAAGCGAACCGAGACAGTGACCGGTTCGTGCCATACAAACCGGCAGCAGGTGAAGACGTGATCATTACCACCTACTTCACCGGGCAACCTGATCCACAGCGCGGTGAAGTATGGAAGCCTGACTATGAAGAACTGCGACCGCTGATTGACTCAATGCGCGGTCAGAAGCTGGTGATCCTGCATGACTGCTTCGATGTTGCAGACAGCGACACAGTACAGCACATCAAGGTTGAAACCAGCCTCTCACCTTACTGGCAACGATGGGTAAGCATCCTTCAATACCTCCACCGGAACCCGACCACGCGTCGGGTTTTTTGTGTCGATGGTACCGACGTGGAGATGCTCAACAATCCATTCGACAGCATGGGCGCTTATCTCTACACCGGTGATGAATCGGAGAAGGTTGACTGTCCGTGGATGCGCAACCATCACCCGGCTGCCTTCCTTCAATCATTCATGCGCAGCAATGCGAACCACACGCTGCTGAATGCTGGCCTGCTGGGTGGCCACCGTGACGTGGTGATCGCGTTCATTACGAAGATGCTGCGTTACTGGGCGGACAACGTGAGCGATGTGCATTACCGCAAGGCGGTGACCGTCGGCGATAGCGACATGGGACTGTTCAACTATACGGCTCTGACGTTCTTCCGCGACCGGCTGCAGCACGGGCAGCAGGTGAACACGGTGTTCAAACGATTCGAGCGCACCGGCGCCAGCTGGTTCAGACACAAGTGAGGCAACATGAAGAAGCATATTCAGTTAGCAAAGCTTTATAAGGGAACGGAGTTCTTTGGTTATGGCCTGGCTGTTGATGGCGAATTGCTTGAACAGCAGGTCGATACCAACATCAGCACCAAGCCGAATGAGTTGCCATATATCACTGCCAGCTTTTACCTCAAAGAACAGCAGGCAGAGAACCCTATCATCATTGACCTCGATCAGCGTGAGACGGAATAAAAGAGCCTATGCCTCCTCGCATACCACGCGCATGCCGCAAGCATGGGTGTCGTCACACTACCATTGACCGTTCTGGCTACTGCCCTGAGCACATCAATACCGGATGGGAGAACCATCAGCAGGGTAAGACCAGACAGGAGCGCGGTTATGGTGCCAACTGGGACAAGCTTCGCCCTCTCATCCTTGCGAGAGATAAGTACCTGTGCCAGGAACATAAACGACAGGGCAAGCCAGTGCCTGCGACAACAGTCGACCACATTCTTGCAAAGGCAAAAGGCGGGACAGATGACCCAGCCAACCTTGAGAGCCTGTGCTGGCCGTGCCACCGAAAGAAAACTGGGCGCGACCGGCTCGGATGATATCTATTCTCATTTGCTGGGGAGGAGCGGGCAAAAGTTCAGAGCCCAGGCCCTGCCGAACCGCCGCCTAAGTTTTTGTCGCACGCCCGCAGGTTACAAATCTTTTTTAGGGGTCCCCTGAGGATCGATTAATTGGAGTTTTCAATCATGTCTGGACCGCCGAGAACCCCGACGGCTCTACGTTTGGTCAAGGGTAACCCATCGAAACGGGCCTTGAACAAGGCAGAGCCAAAACCTCCTTCTGGGGTCCCCCCAATTCCGAAGCATTTTAACAAGCAGGAAAAGTACTGGTTCAAACGGATCGGGGAAGAGTTGGATTGCTCCAGTGTGATCACCAAGCTTGATGGCATGGCGCTGGAACTTCTCATCGGCGCGTATGTTGAATGGCGAAAACATCGCGATGTGATCGACCAAGTTGGAGAGACTTACAACGTAACGAACATGCAGGGTGAAACGTTAGTAAAAGCCCATCCGCAGGTTGCGATGATGTCCGATGCCTGGAAACGTTTGCGGGCAATGATGTCTGAATTCGGCATGACCCCCGCCGCTCGCAGTAAAGTCAGCAGCGAAGGTAAAGGGGAAGCCGACCCACTCGAAGAATTTTTGAAAAAGCGCAAATGATGAATGGCAACGGTTTCGGATGGTATCCAGTACGCCGAGCGCGTGCTATCCGGCGAGATTGTTGCTGGCGAACTGGTGCGGCTTTCGTGCCAACGATTCCTTAACGATTTAGAACATGGGCCGGAACGCGGCGTCTACTTCAGCGAGGATCGCGCACAGCACATCCTCGATTTCTATAACTTCGTCCCACACGTAAAAGGTGCACTGGCAGGCAAGCCGATAGAGTTAATGGCCTGGGACATCTTCATTCTCATAAACCTGTTCGGGTTCGTGATCCCTCTGATCGACGAAATGACCGGTGAACAGATGTTTGACGATGACGGCGACGCGATCATGGTTCGCCGTTTTCGCACTGCTTACAACGAGGTGGCGCGCAAAAACGCCAAGTCTACGCTCTCTTCGGGCATCGGCCTGTACATGACCGGCGCGGACGGCGAGGGCGGCGCAGAAGTCTATTCAGCGGCAACCACACGCGACCAGGCACGCATCGTTTTTGATGATGCAAAGAACATGATCAAGAAAGCACCTCGTTCGCTGGGCCGTTTGTTCGGTCATGTAAAACTCAACATTCACCAGGAGCGCTCCGCCTCCAAGTTTGAGCCACTTTCCAGCGATGCGAACAACCTCGACGGTCTGAATATCCATTGCGGGATTGTCGATGAGCTCCACGCTCACCGCACACGTGATGTCTGGGACGTGCTGGAAACGGCCACCGGTGCCCGTCTGCAGTCTTTGCTTTTTGCCATCACAACAGCAGGTTCAAACAAAGAGGGGATCTGCTTTGAGCAGCGCGACTACGCCATAAAGGTGTTGCGCGGTGTGGTAGATGACGACACTTACTTTGCTGTCATTTACACACTGGATGAAGACGACGACCCGTTTGATGAAAAGAACTGGCCGAAGGCAAATCCGGGGCTGGGGATCTGTAAGCGCTGGGACGACATGCGTCGCCTGGCGAAAAAAGCGAAAGAACAGGTCGCCGCTCGCCCGAACTTTTTCACCAAGCACCTCAATATCTGGGTGACGGCGGAAAGCGCCTGGATGGACATGGACCGCTGGGATAAGTGCGGCGACATTGCCCCGGATGAAGAACTGGTTAACTGGCCGCTTTGGGTTGGCATCGACTTAGCCAACAAGATAGACATCTGCGCCGCGGTTAAAACGTGGCTTGCACCGAATGGCCACACCCACACCAAGTCGAAATTCTGGCTCCCCGAAGGGCGACTGGAAACCGCGCCGAAGCATATTTCTGAGCTTTACCGGAAATGGGCGGATGCCGGATATCTGGATTTAACCGATGGTGACGTTATCGATCACGGCTATATCAAAGCCGAGGTCGTAGCCTGGGTGAAAGGTGAAAGCCTGAAAGAAATAGCCTTCGACCCGTGGAGCGCAACCCAGTTTAGCCTGGCGCTGGCCGAAGAGGGATTACCGCTGGTCGAAGTTGCCCAGACGGTAAAAAACCTGTCTGAATCCATGAAGTCAGTTCAGGCCGACGTCTACGGCAGCAAGATCCACCACGACGGCAACCCGGTAATGACGTGGATGATGTCAAACGTCACCGTTAAGCCTGACAAAAACGACAACGTGTTCCCGAATAAATCAACGCCGGAAAATAAAATCGATGGGCCGGTGGCGCTGTTCACCGCCAAAAGCCGGTTACTCGTCAACGGTGGTGGTGATAAGCAGGACTTAACCGACTTCTTCGAAGATCCGATAATGATAGGTGTCTGATGAAATCCAAAAAACAACCGGGGCGCGTAAAGAGCGCCCTTTTAAATTGGCTCGGTGTACCTATCAGTTTGACCACCGGCACGTTTTGGCAGGAATGGATGGGTACCAGCAGCAGCGGTAAAACGGTGACCGTCGATAAGGCGATCATGCTGTCAGCTGTCTGGGCCTGCGCGCGGTTGCTGAGTGAATCAGTCTCAACGTTGCCACTGAAAGTTTATAAGCGGGAAAAGGACGGTTCGCGCGCTCTGGCCACCGATCATCCGGCCTATAAAGTGCTCTGTAAACAGCCCAATGGAGAAATGACGCCGTCCAGATTCATGCTGATGCTCGTAGCCAGTATCTGTATGCGGGGTAATGCCTTCATCGAAAAGCTGATGATCGGGCAAAAGGTTGTTGGTCTTAACCCGCTTCTTCCTCAAAACATGGTCGTTAAGCGCCTCGATAACGGGCAGCTGCAGTACACCTATACCGATAAAAACGGTAAGCGTGATATCCCCGTGAAAAACATGATGCACATTCGCGGGTTCGGACTGGACGGTGTCTGCGGCATGATGCCGATGATGGCTGGGCGGGATGTTATTGGTTCGGCCATGGCGGTTGAAGAATCTGCCGCGAAAATCTTTGAAAACGGCATACAGAACTCAGGGTTCATCAGCGCTAAGAGCGATATAAACCCAGAACAGAGAGCGCGTTTAAAGCAAAACTTGAACACGTTTGTAGGTTCAAAGAATGCCGGTAAGGTCATGGTGCTTGAAGGCGACATGACCTATCAGGGTGTAACGATGAACCCCGAGGCGGCGCAGATGCTGGAGAGCCGCTCCTTCAGTATTGAAGAAATCTGCCGCTGGTTCCGGATCCCGCCGTTTATGGTCGGGCATATGACCAAGCAAAGCAGCTGGGCATCCAGCGTCGAAGGCATGAACCTTTTATTTCTGACTAACACGCTGCGCCCGCTGCTGGTCAATATCGAGCAGGAGATAGCGCGCTGCTTGCTGGGTAATGATGAAGATTATTTTGCCGAATTCTCTGTGGAAGGTTTACTCCGCGCTGACAGCGCCGGGCGCGCGGCTTATTACACTACCGCCTTGCAGAATGGCTGGATGAGCCGCAACGACGTCCGCCGGCTGGAAAATCTGCCTCCGATCCCGGGCGGCGACATTTACACCGTGCAGCTGAACCTCACCGCGCTTGAAGATTTACGCCAAAACAACCAGGCAGCCAGAGCGAACGCACTGCTCGAGCTTCATAACCAACTGTTCCCCGATATTTCTTTCGAACATTCCCCGCTGAAAAAGGCGGCTTAGGAGCCAACCCATGTCATTAAAGAATCTTCCGGCAGCGCCGGAGGGGCGCCCGTGCGCGAAAGTCACCAGTGAACTATCACCGGCCGCTTTGGATCGCTGGGACGGTGGCATTAAGGCTGCCAACAGCAACGACAACACGATCTCTATTTTCGATGTCATTGGTTCTGATTACTGGGGGGAGGGTGTTACCGCTAACCGAATTGCTGGCGCTCTTCGCTCAATGAACGGGGAAGACGTCACGGTGAGCATCAACTCGCCGGGCGGTGACATGTTCGAAGGGCTGGCAATCTATAACCAACTCCGAGAATACAGCGGCAAAGTCACCGTAAAGGTGCTGGGCATCGCCGCTTCTGCAGCATCGATTATCGCCATGGCCGGTGACGAGGTGCAGATTGGTCGCGGCGCGTTTCTCATGATCCACAATTGCTGGGTCGTCGTGGTTGGAAACCGGCTTGACCTCGCGCGCGCGGCTCAGGATATGGAGCCCTTCGACCGGGCAATGCAGGATATTTATTCCGCCCGCAGCGGGCTTGATGCCGAAACGGTGTCAGGAATGATGGACAACGAAACATATATCGGCGGCAACGATGCGGTCGAGAAAGGTTTAGCTGACCGGCTTTTGTCGGCGGATGAAATCTCCGATGGAGACGAAAGCCCTGCAGCAGCGCTGCGAAAACTCGACGCGCTGCTTGCCAAGGCCAATACGCCGCGCTCAGAACGCAGAAAACTTCTCAAATCTTTATCTGCCAGTACGCCGGGCGCTACTGACAATCAACAAGGTAAGCCGAGCGCTACCGACTCACCAAACCCTGAAGACCTCAAACAACTTGAAAACGCGCTGGCCGCGTTCGGCAAATAAGGAAACACCATGTCCGAAGTAAATGAAATCCTGAAAAAAGTAACCGCTAGCATTGAAGAAGCCAACGGTAAATTCAGCGCCAAAGCTGAAGAGGCGCTGACTGAGGCGCGTAAATCCGGCACGCTCTCTGCAGAAACCAAAGCCGCAGTAGACCAGATGGCGTCTGAGTTCAATGCTCTACGCGAAGCTGAAAAAACTCTTAAATCGGCGCTGGGTGAGTTGGAGCAGCACGTCGCGCAAATGCCTCTGAACAATGCCGCTAAGGTTGCCGAGACCGTGGGTAAAGTGGTGATCAGCTCAGAAGCGCTGAAGAACTTTGCGGCGAGCGTTGAAGGCGGCAAGCGTGTAAACATTCCTGTGAATGCGGCGTTGCTGTCCACGGATGTTGCCGACGGCGTTGTCGAGCCTCAGCGTTTACCAGGCATCGATACTGCGCCGAAACAGCGTTTGTTCATCCGCGATCTGATTGCTCCGGGCCGTACCGGCGCCCCGGCGATTTTTTGGGTGCAGCAGACCGGTTTCACCAACGCGGCGAAGGTTGTTGCTGAAGGAACCACCAAGCCTTACAGCGGCATTGAATTCGCCACCAAAATCACCCCGGTCACCACCATTGCTCACATGTTCAAAGCATCGAAACAGATCCTCGATGACTTTGCTCAGCTGCAATCAACGATTGATGCAGAAATGCGCTACGGCCTGAAATATGTTGAAGAGCAGGAAATTCTCTTCGGCGACGGTACCGGCGTACACCTTCACGGCATCGTGCCTCAAGCCTCTGCGTTCGATCCGGCATTTTCGGTAGAGCAGCAGAACGGCATCGATGATCTGCGTCTGGCAATGTTGCAGGCACAGCTGGCGCGCTTCCCTGCATCCGGCCATGTCCTGCACTTTATCGACTGGGCTAAAATCGAACTGACCAAAGACACGCTGGGCCGCTACATTCTGGCGAACCCTTCAGCTCTGACGGGTCCTACATTGTGGGGCTTGCCAGTCGTGGCCACAGAAACTGCCGCCTTCCAGGGTAAATTCCTGACGGGTGCCTTTAATGCCGCCGCTCAGTTGTTCGACCGTGAAGACGCCAACGTGGTGATCAGCACCGAGAACGCCGACGATTTCGAAAAGAACATGATTTCGATCCGTTGCGAAGAGCGTCTGGCGCTGGCAGTTAAACGCCCGGAAGCCTTCATTTATGGTTCCTTCTCAGGTGTCCCAACCACCTAATCTGCTTTCATCTCATAAGCGGCCGCATGGCCGCTTTTATTTGTGGTGATCACAATGAAATTAATCGCAATTAAACCGATTTATCACAACAGCAACGTTGTGGTAGAGCAGGAAACCTTTGAAACCAATGAACAGCACGGGCGTGAACTGGTCGCTAAGGGTTATGCAGTTGAAGTGCAGGTAAATCTTCCGTCATCTGGCTTGGTGCCGGATGGCGAAGAAAATAATCTGCCAGAGCCAGAGCCAGAGCCAGAGCCAGAGCCAGAGCCAGAGCCAGAGCCAGAGCCAGAGCCAGAGCCAGAGCCAGAGCCAGAGCCAGAGCCAGAGCCAAAAACAAAGAAAAAATAGGGCGGAATTATGCTGACAATCGATAAGGCAAAGCATCACTGCAATATTGAGCAGGAATTCACTGAAGATGATGATTGGTTCGATGTTCGCATTAAGGCTGCTGTCCGATATGTCGAGAACTATACCCGCCGGAAAATGTATTACGAGGAGGCTGACCCAGCATATTTACTGGATCCTGACGCCCTGCTTTACGGGGAGGATATTGAAACAGCCATGCTGCTTCTTATTGCGCATTGGTATGAGAACCGCGAAGCAGTAAACGTGGGCAATATCACGACCACCTTTGATTTTGCTGTTGAAGCGCTTCTTCAACCCTATCGGATATACGGCCTATGAAAGCGGGGAGAATGCGGAACCGCGTTATGCTGCAAAAGCCCGGAGAAGGGCGCTTGCCGTCAGGGCAGCCCAGTACAGGCTGGGTTGATGTTAAATCCGTGCGTGCAGATATCTCTGATATCTCTGGTCGGGAATTATTGGATTCAGGCGCCGAAGTGGCTGGTACCACTACGCGCATTTGGATCAGGAAATATCCTGATGCGGTGCCGACGGCCGCCTGGCGAATTGTTCATCTTCCTCCTACTGGCAGCAATGAAATCTACAATGTGAAATCAGTGCTCAGCGGAGAAAATGGCACGCGTCTTGAGATTCTATGTGAGGAGGGGATAAAGCAATGATCGGAGCCAATCTGGATTTTAGCGACCTTCTTAATTTGGCGGAGGATTTGGCCGTTCTGAGCAAAGCCGAAACCAAAAAGGTACTCAATCAGGCCGCGCGGGCTGGCGCTGAAGTGATACGTGATGCCGTTGAAGAAGGTGCGCCGAAACGCACCGGGAAGCTGGCACGTAACATTGTCGTGGTGAGCCGTAAGTCAGGACCCGGCGAAGCGGTGGCCGGTGTTCATATTCGCGGTACCAATCCCAACGGCACGAACAGCGATAACACAACGAAGGGTGCCAGCCGTAATAACGCCTTTTACTGGCGCTTCATCGAGCTGGGCACATCGAAGATGCCCGCGAATCCCTTCGTTCGCCCGGCCTACGATACGAATCAAGAACTGGCGGCACAGGCGGGGTTTGATGAGCTGAATAAGGCCATTGATGAGGTATTGTCAAAATGACCGAAGCCGATATTTACCCTCTGATCGGCGGGCTGTGCACCGGTAAAGTTTTTCCGTATGTCGCGCCGCAGGGCACCGTTGCGCCGTGGCTGGTGTTCACCCTGCCGTCAGATAATGAAGATGACGTTATGTGCGGGCAGTCCGGGGCGTCGTCGAACTCCGTCCAGATTGACGTTTATGCCACAACGATCGACGAGGCAACGGCTATCCGGGCTCAGGCCAAAGAAGCGCTCAAGCCTTTAATGCCAACCTCCCTCATGGGTACCAAGGGTTACGAATCTGACACCGGCTTATACCGGGCGACGATCGAAGTTCAAATCTGGGAATAGTTTCACTCACCCCAATCAGCCGCCTCCGGGCGGTTTTTTTATGTCTGGAGATCATCACATGGTCAGTAAGTACGAAAAAACGCAGGGAACACTCGTCAGTATTTCCAGTGCGCCGGCGACCGCACCAAATCCCGTTGGCGCTACCTGGATTGATGCCCAATGCGCGACGAAGGAAATCGGCTACACCGGCGGCCAGAAGTCAGATATTGACGTCACCACGCTGTGCTCAACCGAACAGGAACAGACAAACGGTCTGGCTGCACCCGCTGAAATGACGCTTTCCCGCAACTGGGCTGGCAGCGAAGCCGCGCAGGAAGCGCTGCAAACGGCATACGACAACGACGAGATCCGCGCGATTAAAGTCGTTTTCCCGTCCGGCAACGGCTTTGCCTATCTCTGCGAAGTTCGCCAGAACTCATGGAGCGCATCGACGTCCGGCGTGGTCACCGCGTCGTACACGCTGCGCATCAAGGGCAAGCCAGAGCGTATCCGTCCGGCAACAACCTAAGCGGCTTCGGCCGCTTTTTTATTACCTGAAACTTACCGGGGAAATTAATGAGCAAAGTTAAATCAGCCGTATCACTACGCACGCTGGCGCTGGCGCCGCTGTCGGGTTTTCGTAAGAAAGTTGTGACCGTTCCTGAGTGGGGCGATGCGGCCGTGACGATCCGCGAACCCTCTTCTAAGGGCTGGATTGAATGGCAACAGATCATCAGCCCCGACATGCCGGAAGGCCAGGAGCCGGTAAAAATGACACCGGCGCAGATGGTTCACCGAAATATGCAGGCAGACGTCATTCTCTTCATCGATGTGCTGCTGGATGAGGACGATCAGCCAGTCTTCACAGAGGAAGATCGGGGGCTGGTCGAAAGCATTTACGGCCCGGTTCATTCCCGTTTACTTAAGCAGGCGCTGGAACTTAGCACTACGGCGGAAGTCGCAGAAAAAAAGTCAGAGAGCCTGGCACCTTCTTCTTAATGACGCTGGCGCTCCGCCTCGGGCGCACGCTGAATGAGCTGAAAAATACACTTCCCGCCAGTGAGCTGAAGTTGTGGATGGAGTTTGACCGCATCAGCCCGATCGGTGACCGGCGCGCCGATCTGCATGCAGCACAAATCACCGCCGCCGTATTCAACGCTCAGGGAGGTAAGGTCAGTCTTGATGATGCCCTGCTTCAGTGGCAGGCGGCCGAAGTGGAAACAGAAGAAAACGGCCTCGAAGGATTCCTCGGCAAGCTTGCAGATTAACACCCGCTCCGGCGGGTTTTTTTATGGGTGAAATATGGCAACGCTGCGCGAACTAATTATTAAAATCTCTGCTAACTCGACGTCGTTTCAAAGTGAAATAGCCCGCGCCTCGCGCATGGGTGAAAACTATTACAGAACGATGGAGCAGGGAAGCCGCAGGGCAGAGTCCGCATCGCGTCAAAGCCAGCGCGCAATCGCCGACCTTAACGGCCAGTTATCGGGGATCAGCGACACTGCCAAAGATATGGCGGGGATTTTCGCCGGTGCTTTCGCCACCGGCCACCTGATCAATCTTGCCGACGAATGGAATCAGGTTAATGCCCGTTTAAAACAGGCATCTCAATCGACAGAAGATTTCAGCAATAACCAAAAAGCGCTGATGGCGATTAGCCAGGTGACCGGCACGGCATTTGGGGATAACGCCAGCCTGTTTGCCCGTTCCGCTGCCTCTATGCGCGAATTCGGGTATTCCTCGCAGGACGTTTTGAAAATCACCGAGTCAGTTTCGACCGGGTTAAAGCTGTCCGGGGCAAGTGCGGAAGAAAGCAGCTCTGTCATTACGCAGTTCAGCCAGGCGTTAGCGCAGGGCGTTTTGCGCGGCGAAGAATTCAACGCCGTGAATGAATCCGGCGACCGTGTGATCCGCGCGCTGGCGGCGGGCATGGGCGTAGCCCGAAAAGATTTAAAGGCGATGGCCGATCAGGGCCAGCTCACGATCGACAAAGTGGTGCCAGCGCTCATCAGCCAGCTCGGCACGTTGCGCGGTGAGTTTGCCAGCCTCCCGGCGTCTGTCAGCGGGTCAGTAACGAAAGCTGAAAACGCCTTTCAGGCGTGGGTCGGCGCACAGAATCAGGCAACCGGCGTCACTGCTTCACTGAGCGGATTGCTGGACGGTCTCGCTAATAACATCGATGAGGTCGCCTCAACTCTCGGCATTCTGGTTGGTATTGGTGCGGTGCGCTTCTTTGGCAACATGGCGTCAGGCGTCGGTTCAGCCACCACGCAAATGGTCGCAGCGCAGCGGGCTGAAGTTGCACTGGCTGCTGCACAGGTTCGCGGCACACAGATTTCAACTGCACGCGCCCGCGCTGCGGTATATCGCGCTCAGCAGGCGAAAGCCGCCGCAGTCAGCGCAGACCAGCAAACGGCAGCTGAGAAAAGGCTGGCGGCCGCGCAGGCACAGTTAACCAGAAACATGGCAGCGCGTGAGGCGGCGCAAACCCGTCTCAATTCCGTCGCGTCGCTGGGATCCCGTATTGGTAGTGGCCTGCTGGGCGCTGTCGGCGGCATACCGGGCGTGGTTTTGGGTATCGGTGCCGCCTGGCTCTACACCTCTCAGCAAAACGAGCAGGCCCGTCGCGAAGCGCAGGAGTACGGCAAAGCCATAGATTTGATCCGGCAGAAAACCAGCTCAATGGCGCTGCCGGAAACGGATGATAACGTTCAAAGAACGAAAAGCGCGTTTGATGAACAAAACCGGCTGGTGGCTGAACAGGCTGAAAGAGTACGTAAGCTGAAAGTTGAAATCAGCGGCTATCAGCAAATTTTGGCGAATCCGGGGCCTACCGTCGGCGGGTTCATGGTCAATCACCTGACCAGCATCGACAGTGCGACGAAGTCCCTCGGAGAAGCCACCTTCTCACTGACCGTTGAGCAGGAACGCTTATCGGAAATGCAGGGTAAGTCCCTCGAGATTCAGACGGTTTTAGAGGGGCTGGAGCACCGCCGCGTTGCGCTGATCCGTCAGCAGGCCGCCGAGCAAAATACCGCTTATCAGTCCCTGTTGATGATGAACGGCCAGCACACTGAATTTAACCGCCTTCTCTCCCTGGGTAATACGCTGCTTCAGTCCCGTGCCGGTCTGGTCAATTCGCCGATGCGCGTGCCACAAGCGGACGTATCAACCAAGGATCAGCAGAGCCTGCAGCAGAGGCAGCAGCAGGCTGAACTCGCAGGCCTGACCGGTCTGGCGAAAGTTCGCCGGCAGGCGCAGTTTGATCTGGAGAAGATGGGTAAAACCGGTGCTGAAAACGCAACGTACTCCATCCAGTACACCAAAGCCTTAGAAGACGAATACAACAATACCCAGCGGTTAGCTGATGCCAAAAAAGGCGCGAGTGCCGCAACCAAAGAGCAGAACAAAGCCGAGCGGGAAGCCGCGGCGCAGGCTGAGCAGTACACCCGGAAGATGGCCGATCTGAGTGTGGCGATTGAGGTGCAGAGGGTCAGGGCGACTGAGGGTGAAAAGGCGTCAGAGCTTTACGCTGCGTCTCACCAGACCGGTACCAAATGGACGGAAGCGCAAATCAAAGCGATCCGTGAGTCGTCTGAAGAACTGGCGAAGTGGAATCAGAAAGCGGATGAAACGGTCAGAAAGCAGCGTGAGCAGGCCGACGCGCTGAAAGACCTCACTGACGCCGCCAGAAAATACCGCGACGAAACCGCACTGACGACGGAGACGGCTGGTCTCAGCGACCGTCAGCGTTCTCGGTTTGATGAAACTCAGCAGGTTAATCGGGTTTTCGAAAAAACCGATCAGGGCGCAGCTGCTATCTCAGCGCGCAACGCTGCACTGACAGAACTGGATAATAAATATAAAGCTACGGCGGCAGCCGAGGCTGACTGGATGTCTGGTGCATCCCGTGGGTACAATAACTGGGTCGACAGTGTCAGCAACATTTCCGGCACAGTTTCTCAGGGTATTGAAAATACGATGGGTAGCGCGCTAGATAATACCGCAGCCATGCTCACTGGCAGCAAAGCTGACTGGAAAGACTGGGGGTTGTCTGCATTGCAGATGATAGCCAAAGTTGGCTTACAGATGGCGATCATGAGCGCGATGGGTAAGGGGAGCGCGTTGGGTGGAATATTCACAACTGTTGCTTCTGGTATTGGCAGCGCATTTGCTGGAGGTACAGCAGGCTCAGCGAATAACGCATTTTCTTCGGGCTCGTATAGTGGCCTGACACTGAATGCAAAGGGCGGGGTGTATAGCTCTCCCGATCTCAGCAGCTACAGCGGCTCCATAGTCGACTCTCCCACGTATTTCGCTTTTGCAAAGGGTGCAGGGCTAATGGGTGAAGCTGGGCCAGAAGCAATCATGCCGCTCACCCGCGCCGCGAATGGATCGCTGGGTGTGCGTGCTGTCTCAGGTGGTGGTACCAATGTTTCAACTCCAGGAAACGTGAATATTAAGGTTGATGCTCCGGTGACGATCATGAATAGCGGAGAAAGTGGTGGCGTTAGCAGTGCTGGCGCTTCTGACACTGCTAACCAGCTCAAAGGCATCGTTCAACAGGTAATTTCTGATCGCCTTCGTAAGGAGATTTCTCCGGGAGGATTGCTATACAAAGGCTGATAGATTTTAAATGGAGTGATACGATTCGTGCTCAATATTCGTGATGGAGCATAGAAATGGATAGCAACGGTTTAAGCCTTATTTGGTTATTAATTTTTTCTTTAATTGGCATCGTTTTATGGTTTTTCCTAAACCGTGCAAGTGTACGTGCAAACCGTCAAGTGGAATTGCTCGAGTCTATTGATAGTAAATTAACAGACTTTATAAATTCCAAGCCGGTAACTGAAAGTATTAATAAATCCAATAATAAATCAGACGCTGAATATTTGGAGGAGGCAAGGAAAAAAGCAGGCCTTTGAATTATAATAAAACTCTTAATAACCCGCTCCGGCGGGTTTTTTTATAGGTGAAATATGGCAACTGACACTTTTACATGGTGCGTTCAGGTGAATGCCAGCGAGGAATTGAAGGTCAGCACTTTGCAGGCGCAGTTTGGGGATGGATATAAACAGGTCGGCAGCAACGGCATTAAATCCGCTGCAGAGACATGGACGCTATCCTGCAACGGAGACATTGTTGCCATGAAGGTTGTCCGGGATTTTCTCCAAAATCATGTCATTTCTTCCTTCTGGTGGACTAACCCGTGGGGAGATCGAAAGCTCTACAGGGTAAAATCTGATTCAATTAATCCGACGTTTGTGAATGGTAAATTTGCTGCAATAGCCTTTGTTTTTGAACAGGCGTTTGCGCCCTAAAATTTCACCGTTTTCGAAAAGGCTGCCTCCGGGTGGCCTTTTTTATTTGGAGAGAGCATGAGCTTTACTCAAGATGTGCAGGCGCTTGAGCCGGGGCAGCTGATCCAGCTGATAGAAATCGACGGTTCTGCGTTTGGTTTCGACACCGTACTGCGCTTTCATACACACAATATCGACTCTGCCGGCTGGAATTCTTTTGCCGCTGATAATCTGCCGTCAATCATTTGGCAGGGTAATGAATACGATCCGCACCCCTATGAGTTAACCGGTTTGGAGCTATCCAGCACGGGGTCGCAGCCAACGCCAACGCTTTCGGTGGGTAACGTGGGCAACTACGTTACGGCGCTGTGTCTGCAGTACGACGACATGGTGAAGGCGAAAGTCAAAGTTCACACCACGCTGGCCAAATATCTTGATGCCGCGAACTGGACGGCGGGCAACCCGACTGCCAGCCCCATTGATGAACGCGTTCAGCTTTACTACATCAACGCCAAAAAAGCCGAGACGCGGATTCAGGTCGACTTCGAGCTGTGTTCTCCCTTCGACGTTCAAAGCCTGCAGCTGCCGACTCGCCAGATAACCCCGGTGTGCACCTGGTGCATGCGTGGATGGTATCGAACGGGGACCGGCTGCGATTACAACGGTACTAACTATTTCTTGAAAGACGGCACGCCGACGAGTAATCCCGCGCTGGATGTGTGCGGCGGCCGGATGTCGGATTGCAAGTTGCGGTTGGGCACCGAAAATCCGCTACCTTTCGGCGGCTTTCCGGCGGCTAACCTGCAGGGGAAATAATCATGCGAAAAAAACTTCTCAGCGAAATCCGGGCGCACGTGGCCGCCGAGTATCCGAACGAGGCCTGTGGGCTGATCGTCGAAACCGGCACCGGCCAGCGTTTTATTCCCTGTCGTAACATCGCCGAAAACGCAGCTGAAACCTTCACGCTGTCGCCGGATGATTATCTGGCGGCGAACGAGGTCGGGGACGTCATCATGGTGATCCACTCACACCCCGATGTAGTGCAGCTGGTCCCGTCAGAAATGGACCGCATCCAGTGCGACCACTCCGGCGTGGAGTGGGGGATCATGTCGTGGCCGGACGGTGATTTTTGTACGCTTTCACCGCGCGGCGATCGTGAGCTTGCTGGCCGCCGCTGGGTTCTTGGCCATGCTGACTGCTGGTCGATCATCATGGACTACTACCGGATGGAGTACGGCATTACCGTAAAAAATTACTCGGTTGACCGTGAGTGGTGGGTCGACGGGAAAGAAAATCTCTATGACGATAACTGGCAGGCTGAAGGGTTCGTCGAGATTGATGCCAGCAGCATGCAGCCTGGCGATATGATCATGATGCGGGTTCAGGCACCGGTCACCAATCACGCGGCGATTTATCTTGGTGATAACATCATGGTTCACCACATGTTTGGCAACCTTTCTGCCCGCGTTCCATATGGTAAATATTACCGGGATCGGACGGTTCGCGTCGTCCGTCGCAAGGAGTTAGTTAATGCTTAAGACCATGACGCTCAAAGGCGCAATCGGAAAGAAATTCGGCAGGGTTCACCGTTTCCACGTGGCGGACATCAACGAGTTTTTGCGCGCGATGTGCTCCCAGGTGAAGGGCTTCAAAAAGTACGTTTCAAACGCCCATCTCAACGGGGTGAAGTTCGCTTTCTACAGCGGCAAAAACAACATCTCGCTTGAGGAGTTCGACATGTCCGCGGCGGCGACCGAGTACACAATGGTGCCGGTGATTGAAGGGGCGAAACAGGCAGGCATGTTGCAGATCGTGATTGGCGCTGTTGCTTTGGTGGCGGCCTTCTTTACCGCTGGCGCCTCATTCGCGGCGTTTGCCGGGATCAGTGCGGCCACGGCGGCTGCAACCACCACCGCGCTGGTAGGTATTGGTCTTAGTATGACCATCGGCGGCGTGGTGCAGATGCTCACGCCACAGCCCAGTTTTAACGTCGGGGCATCGTCTGACTCCGACAATAAAGCCAACTACGCCTTCGGCGCTCCGGTCAATACGGTAGCAATGGGATACCCCGTCCCGCTGCTTTACGGCCAGCGGGAAATCGGCGGCGCAATCATCAGCGCGGGGATTTTCTCCAGCGATCAGCAGTAAAAAAATACAATTTCCAATTAACCCGCTGCGGCGGGTTTTTTTATGGGTGAAATATGCGACTTCTTGACGGTGAAACCATTATTCAAGGTGCGAAAGGCGGCGGCGGCAGCGCCCATACGCCGGTCGAGCAGGCCGATGATCTGCTGTCCGAAGCGAAGCTTAAGATGGTGCTCGCGCTCTCTGAGGGTGAGATTCAGGGCGACCTGGTCGCGCAGCAAATCTTCCTCAACGATACTCCGCTGGCGAACGATGACGGCACCTATAATTTCACCGGCGTGAAGTGGGATTACCGTAAAGGCACGCAGGATCAGACCTACCTGCAGGGCATGCCTGAAATTGATAACGAATCTTCGGTGGGCATCGAGGTAAAAGCCTCCACGCCGTGGACCCGGCAATTCTCAAACCTGACGCTCGATGCTATCCGGATCAAGCTGAGCCTGCCGATTCAGTACCAGTACAAAGACAACGGCGATATGGTCGGCACCGTCACGGAATATGCCATCGACCTATCTACCGACGGTGCGGCGTATAAAACGGTCGTCAACGGTAAGTTTGACGGAAAAACAACGTCAGAATATCAGCGTGACCATCGCATCGATCTGCCTGACTCGGCGTCAGGCTGGACAATCCGCGTGCGCCGCATCACCCCAGATTCAACCTCAACCAAGCTGATAAACGCCTTCAAGGTGTTTTCCTTTGCTGAGGTCATCGACAGTAAGTTGCGCTATCCGAATACCGCGCTGCTTTATGTCGAGCTCGACTCCAGCCAGTTTAACGGCAGCGTGCCGAAAACCACCTGCAAGCCAAAGGGCAAACTGATCCGGGTACCGACCACCTATGACCCAGTGACCAGAACCTACAGCGGAACATGGTCGGGTGATTTCAAAATCGCCTACAGCAATAACCCCGCGTGGATTTTTTACGACCTGGTGCTCGATGAAATTTACGGCATGGGCAACCGCGTAGACGCGACCATGATCGACAAATGGGAGCTGTACAGCATCGCGCAATACTGCGACGCTGCAGTGTCAGACGGCGCCGGCGGCACAGAACCACGTTTTACCTGCAACGTGTTCATCCAGAGCCAGCAGGATGCCTACACCGTGTTGCGGGATCTGGCCGCCATCTTCCGGGGCATTACCTTCTGGGGGAACGACCAGATTTTCGTGCGCGCCGACGTTCCGCAGGACGACGTGGATTTTACCTACCACAGCTCAAACGTGGTTGACGGCATGTTTACCTACGCCGGAGGATCCTATAAAAACCGCTTTTCTTCCTGTCAGGTCAGCTGGTCAGATCCGATTAATCATTATTCTGACACGATCGAGAGCGTTTATGAGCCTGATCTTGTCGCACGATATAACTGGAATGAAACCCAGCTGACGGCCATTGGCTGCACATCTCAGAGCGAGGCGCACCGCCGCGGGCGCTGGGTGATCCTGTCCAATGCGAAAGACGGCACCGTGTCCTTTGGCGTCGGGCTGGACGGTTACATTCCCATGCCGGCAGAAATTGTTGGCATCGCTGACCCGTTCAGAGCCGGGAAAGCCAACGGCGGACGCATCAGTGCGGTTAACGGCAACAATATTACCGTTGACCGGGTAGCGGATTACGGCATCGGTGACCGTCTGGTAGTGAATTTGCCCGATGGAACGGCGCAAACCCGGACGATCAGCGGCGTCAGCGCCGATAAGAAAACGTTCACGGTTACCACCGCATACCGCATGACGCCGGTGAGCGGCGCCGTGTGGGCCATCGACAGCGATAACTTAGCGATTCAATACTTTCGTATCACGTCAATCTCTTCAAATGACGACGGCACGTTCACGATTGCGGGCGTGCAGCACGACCCGAATAAATACCGTTACATCGATGACGGGGTGAAAGTCGATTCAGCACCGATCACTGTCACGCCGACCAACGTCATGAAGCCTCCGTCAAATATCGTGGTCACAGAAGTTGACCACATCGCGCAGGGGCTTACCGTCGCGTCGCTGCAGGCGTCCTGGGACAAAGTGGAAGGGGCGATCAATTACACCGCACAGTGGCGCAAAGACAACGGCGACTGGGTGAATGTGGGTAAGACCAGCGCGCAGGGTTTCACCGTTCAGGGAATTTATGCGGGCGTGTACGACGTGCGCGTTCGGGCGGTCAACGCCGTCGATGTCTCCTCTCCGTGGGGATACGCTGAGTCGACCACGCTGAACGGCAAAGTGGGTAAACCCGGCACGCCGACAAACCTGCTCGCCAGCGACAACGTCGTCTGGAATATCAACGTGACCTGGGCATTTCCTGCAGGCAGCGGTGATACCGCCTATACCGAGTTGCAGCAGTCCACCACTGATGACCATCAAAACCCGACATTGCTGGTGACGGTTCCCTATCCGGGTTCGTTGTATCAGCACGGACCGATGGCGGCAGGCGTTCGCCGCTGGTACCGCGCCCGGTTGGTCGACAGGATTGGTAACGTAGGGGAGTGGACTGATTTTGTCATGGGGACCTCATCGGTCGACGTGTCCGAGATTCTGGGCGATATCGCTGAAGAAGTGCTGAATTCTGACGTGGGCAAGCAGTTGGTTTCTCGGGTTGATTCTGTAGAGGATAGCGTCAAAGAGCTGGATGACGCTGTCACGTCTGCCAACGATAAAATTGATGCAACCAATACCCACATTGACCAGGTGAACACTGAGCTGCAAGGCAAGGTAGACGCCATCACCGGCGGCAGCACATCTTCAATCGCTCAGGTTGTCTCACAGGTCAACATCCTCCAGCAGAATGATGTTAACCAGGCTCAGCAGATTTCAGCGGTAACCGCCACGGCGAACGGTAATAAGACGGCGATTGCCACTGAAACTACCGCACGTGCCACCGCTGATACGGCGCTGGGCAAGCGTATTGATGTGACTAATGCGCAGGTGGGGGACAATAAAACTGCAATCACCACGGAGACGACTGCCCGCGCTACGGCGGATACGGCGCTGGGTACTCGCATTGACAATCTAACGACAACCGTTGGAAACAACACGACGTCTATCACAAGCGAAGCGACGGCCCGCGCGACGGCGGATAGTGCGCTGGGTACCCGTATCGACGCTGTTAAAACCACGACAGACGGCAACACCACTGCCATTACATCAGAAGTGACGGCGCGGACGACCGCTGATAATGCCCTGGGATCAAGGATTGATAGTGTTAAGGCCGCGACTGATTCTAATACGGCATCCATTTCATCTATTCAGACTGCCCAGACCGATGCCGACCAATCCCTGACAACAGTGATCAACAACAATGAGTCCAGCTACATCGCCAGCATTGAAACGTCGCTGGCTAATGACCGTGACTCGAAGGATCAGCGAGCGGCAACAGGCCAGGTTAAACAGCAGGTTGTTGAGTTCAATGCGCGTATTACTGAAACGCAAAAGACAATTGCTGACGGTCAGCAGGCGTTCGCTGAGTATCAACAAACGGTATCCGCATCAATTCAGGATCTGAACGATGCTAATTCTGAGCTATCAGCGACGGTGCAGACAACTTCATCGGCACTGGTTGACCTGAACGGTAAGGCCTCGGCGCAGTGGGGCATTAAGTTAGGGATAAACAGCAACGGCCAGTATTACGCCGCCGGTATGGGGATCGGGCTGGAGAATACGCCTGCCGGCATGCAGTCGACGGTGGCGTTCCTCGCAAATAACTTTGTGGTGATGTCGGACGTGAACGGCGCGCCGAAAGCGTTTTTTGCCATTCGCAATGGGCAGACTTTCATGAATGAAGCATTTATAGGTGAAGGCACCATTGATAACGCCAAGATCGGCAACTTCATTCAGTCAACGAACTACGTGGCCAATGTCTCCGGCTGGCGGCTGGATAAAGGCGGCACCTTTGTTAACTTTGGCTCTGGCTCCGGCGGCAAGATGAAAACCACCAACTCTACGATCAGCGTTGCAGATGGTAACGGAGTGCTGCGCGTGCAGATCGGCGAACTGACGGGGGTATTTTGATTGGCGAATTTTGGTATTCAAACCTGGAGTGCTTCGAGAACCCCAAATAATACGGGGCTGGTGAGGATCCTGATACTGGGCTCTATCTATCTTTCAAAAGACCAGGTGTCGGGGGCATGGTCGTATGCCGTGCCCGCTGGTTATATGGTGGCCGCAATGCAGTCTCCGGTCATGGGGGCTGCGCTTTCATCTGTCCGGCGAAAAATCACGACGACGACGACCGGCGTATCCCTCTCAAATGCCGGTTCTGATTATTCAACCGGGACGTTCACGGCGGCAGAGGGCTGGCTGATCGTCTACTTAGTGAAGCAATAACATGGCAAATTACGGGGCAATATTGGTCGATGAGTACGGTATTCCATTCTCAACGCCAGACACGACGCCGATGAGTCTGATCTCAAAGAATGTGTACAACTTTGGCGGAAGCGGCGGGGTGATTAACTTAGGCGTCTCTGTTTCCAGCCCCTTTGTTGTTGCCTTCAAGTCCGATGTAACCGGTGTATACGGCAGGCTCAGTAACAATAGTGGGGCATACACGCTTACGGTCGGCAAACTTGCCGGCGGCAGCGTAGGTAACGTCACTGTTTATATTTTTGGCATCGTCATTCCCCAGCCGAAACCGGCGTGGGGGATAGCGATAAACGACGCTCAGGGACGGTGCATACTGACCAATGAAACCAAGGTGATGAATCCACCCATCGCTGTTGGAACGCCGGGTAATCCGGCCAACCTGGGGTACAACATCGATACCACACTCAGCGGAAATTACGCGGTAATGCCACAGATGACGGGCTTAATGGTAGGCGTTATTCATTCTGGGGGCGCAACGCGCCCTTTCCAGTCACCCATTCAGACCTATGCATACTTCAACGGGTCAACTACTCGAATATCCTCTACCCAGACAGACAGTCCGGGAGGTGATCAGCTCGAGAATGTTGGCTATGCAAACTCAAACGACGTGGTATACGCACTTGATGTATCTGCTTATTAATCAATGAATTGAATTAAACGATCGTTTTGAACGATCAATTTCAAGTAATTGATCTATTTAACCAATTATCCCTCTCCAAATATCGTTGTTATCGTCCCGATATCCAGTATCGAAGGGACATAAAAATGAAAAAAATTTTATTGGTGATTGCATTGGCGGGAGTGCTTACGGGATGTTCAGGCGTTCTTGATAAGCAGCAACCCGTCTGTAGCGGCACCGCGCTCATTGGTGGACAGGAAACGTCCGTACAGATTTATGGCGTTCGTAAGGTTGCCAGCCAAACCCAATATAAAGCCGGAGAGCCTTTTGGCTGGCGCTGGGTTAGCAGATCAAACTTCACATCGACGACGTGTGAAAAATAAATTACCCAACCTAAACAGACCCGCTTCGGCGGGTTTTTTATTATCTGGAGTAACGTAAACATGGCTTGGTATAAAACAGGCACAGTCGCCGTGGCGGCAACAAAGGTCACCGGCACCGGCACTAACTTTTTAGATGCTAAGTTCGGCGTCGGACCGGGGCAGGCCTTTCTGCTTCCGGCATCGGGTACCGTTAAAATCTATGAGATTGCCAGCGTGGAGGATGCTACTCACCTTACCCTCACGACATCTGCCGGAACCGTGGCCGCTGGCGCTGCTTACGCGGTCATGAGCTTTTACACGGATTCGATACCTGACTTTTCCAAACGCCTGGCTGCGCAGTTGGGCTACTACCAGTCACAGATGGACGGCTGGCAGACTATCATGACGGGAACTGGCGCTGTCAGCGTGACGGCCCCTGACGGCACCGTTGTTAATATCAGCAGCTTTGCGAAACTGACATCCGACATTGCAAAAGCTTATACCGACGGTGGCCTCCTGAATGCCACGGTGACGCCAAACAGTCTGGGGAATGTGACTGATTTCAATATTTACTACCAGACAGCAAACACCAATGCGATCGTTGCAAACGGATACCCGATTGCAAAAGCCGGGACGCTTTATGTGACTAAATCAGCCTATGGCTGCCAGCAAATGTACATCACATTCCAGGGAGAGGCTTTTCTTCGCGGACTCACGGGAGCTTTCACTCCAGCAGCGCCTAATTGGTCGGACTGGTGGCCGATTTTCACAGGTAAGAGCACTGTTCCTGTTGCCAATGGAGGAACCGGGGCAACTACAGCCGCCACTGCTATCAATAATCTAGGCGGGTTGTCTAAAACCACCGGTGGGATTGTTACTGGAGGGATTACAGCAAATGGCGGTTTAGCTGTGGCACTTACTTCTGGTTTTAATTTAGTGGGAGCAGGAGGTGGAGCTGGTAACGATATCACGGCGGCGTCTGGTAGTGGGTCGACACCTAACACTGGCTTTGTAGGTGCATGGCAGTACAAATGGTACGCCGATGCGTGGCTGGCAGGTATTACACGCGGACCGGGTACAGATACCCGCAGCTACGGAATCTATTACAACGGTGGCAGCGGTACATCACGCCTATGGGAATTTAAAATTGATGGTACTGCTGTTGGGGCTGGTGCTTGGACTAACGGTTCTGACGAACGCCACAAATCCAACATATTAGTAGTAAGAAATCCTCTTGCAGCAGTGTGTAGTTGGAGAGGTGCGACTTACAATGTGTTGGATGGTGGCAAATCTGTAGGTTTGATTGCTCAGGAAGTAGAACCTTGGTGTCCGGAAGCGGTAAAGGCTTATGGGGATCGTACTTTCTCAGACGGAACAGTAGTGAAGGATTTTAAATATCTTGATACTCCTGGAGTGTCCGCCGCATTTCATAACGAGGCCATTAAGGAGTTATTCAAGCTTGTTGAACTTGCCCTTGATGATCCTGAGGAGTGCCGTGCTCAAATTGCCTCAATTAAACAGGTAATGGTCAAAGCCACCCAAGAACCCACCACATAATTTCTTCCCTTGCCGATCAGCAGCATAACGAAAATGTCTCTGATCGGACTTTCCTCCGCATGTTACTCATGATTATACTGTATGAATAAACAGTATTTTGTGAGGTGGTTATGCCGAGAAGATATGAAATCGAGGTTGCCTTTAGGCATGCAATTAAGATCAGTGATAAAGGCCGGAGGACCGTCACCACAGTAGATTTCGTGGCAGAACTGGCAAAGCGAAACTGGGTCTGGGAACTGCGCGAAGCGAACCAGTGGATAGAGGAGCGGGTAACTACCTTCCATGACATATCAACAGAGGAGGGCGATGCCAGAAAATTCGCTATCTTCAACCCAAACGGGGGCATTTGAAAATGACACTTTCCTCAGTTGAAAATGAAGGAGTATTACGCCCCATCGACCTGAATAAGATCTGTAACTGCACCGGCAAAAGTTCCCGGCTGTACACAGCCGATCGGTATCACGGCATGCAAATTAATTCAGGAACGATGTTGCTTATTGATCCGACTATCAAACCTGTTGACGGTCACTTACTACTGGCACAAATCTACGGGGAAGTGCGGGTATGGCGGCTGGTGACTATCCTACGGCAAGGCCTGGAATCTTTGATCGATAAAAATGAATTTATTGAATTCGGCGACTCATTTTCTGATGAAGATTTGGTGATCGAAGGTGTGGTGACGCATATCATTTACGATGCCAGAAATAATGTGTTCGACGACATGCCGTGCATTTGAAGGTTTTGGCAAATCTGTGTGTGCTAATCTCAGTGAAAAACTACTTGAGGTTGACATGCAGACTGAAGAAGAAAATTTATTAGTCAGAAGAGAAATTGGCGACGCGGTGTTGGCTGTGCTTGAGCAGGGGAAAGTGGTGAGTGTAGAGAGCCTCATTACATATCTTGAAAGGCAGCATCATAAAGTTACACATATGCAATACCAGAACAGATATAGGCATGCAGTGGATTTACTGATAAAGAAATCATAAAAAAAGCCCGCGACAGGCGGGCAATAAACATCAGTTTCTACATTCGTAATCTGTTCGGGTAGAACGGGATAAGCATAGCGTGATAATAATTATCCAATCTATAGGATAACTACCAATAAGTGGCTGTATTCCCTCAATGAGGTAATGTTAGGGCGTAAAAAAGCCCCCGCGAACGAAGGCCAGTGAATCGCCACTAAATTTAGTTTTGGAACGAGAGCGATGCTCCCGAAAGCATATTAGTAGCTATTGAAAATTTGGCTTAATGAATTGAGTTTTGAAATTAAAGAAATTTCAGTGTCCTTTCACGTGTAAAAAAAAAGCCCGCTCGGTCGGCGGGCTAAAATCAAAGTTATCAATATGACTTACGCTCAGGATGGTGATTAATCCACCCATTTAAAGTATTAGCATGGTTTAAGTAAATCTGTCATTTTTCAGTAAAAAAAAGCCCGTGTTAACGACGGGCTATCAGAAGGTAGGGGACTCATGGCCTTGGCAGGCTTGCTGATCTTGAGTCAGCTGGTTTCAGCTTAGACTGTTTTTGGGAAAAATGCCTTCTGCAAAACTAAATTTATAGTTCATTAAATCAGTAGGTTGCAGAGTGGTAATTTATTATCTGGTTCTGCTTTAGATTAATTGTTTTTTTCATATATATCAGACAACTACCTTAATATTCTCTCGCTGATGCTGCGTCATATGGCATGGTATAAGCGGGCTGGTTTTGTTAGAAAAACCTTCCCCAAAACTATTTTCAACTATATGAAGTTAAAGGGATTTATTTAGCACTCAAAGGCATTGGTAATACTCGGAAAATTAGTGTTATGTAATTGATTCCGAAGTTTTTAATACAGTTTTTACCGTGCTGCCGTACAGGCAGCTTAGAAAAAGAAAGCTCGCAGGCTAGCGAAAGCCGCCTAGTTCACTGCCGCACAGGCAGCTTAGAAATTCACGCGAATGGTTGTGCCCTGACCATACCCATGCGTCCTCACCTACATGAAAATAACCTCTACTTTTGTTTAGTTTCTTTACCTAAGCTCTGTCGGAATGTAGATATCTAAACCGACATTTTGGGTTCTTAAAACCACTGGAAAACAACTTTTTACTTGAAAGCGCTGAAAGGAAAATCGCAGTGTCACGAGAAGTAAAACCATTATAAAAGTGTAGGTTATCATTCATTTGCATATATATAATCTATGGCACGCATACACCCAAAACCGCATAAAAAGGAGTCTAGGATCCCGTGACCTAATTTGATGAGGTGTTCAAATGTCATGGAATAAAGATGAAGCCATAAGTTGGGCAAGGCAGCACGCCCAGCCACACAGTACCGGTTATTGTGCAAGGTATGTGGCACGGGCGATTGAAGCGGGAGGGCTGAGTATTTCGGGAGCAAATGCTCATGATTTTGGAGGCTCACTCAGCGCTGCTGGATTTTATGAAATGCCGGGAGGGACACCGCCTGAGAACGGCGATGTAGTGGTCATTCAGCCAATCGCAGGCCACCCTTACGGACATACGGCAATTTACGATGGTGTTGACTGGTACTCGGATTTTAAACAACGCACCATGTATCCGGGCAATGCCTACCGCCAGGTTCAACCGGCTTTTAAAATTTACAGAATGAGATGAGTGATGCGCAGATTATTTCTTATCGCAATGATATTTACGCCGCTGGCGCATGCTGAAATAACGGTGCAGCAACAGGCCGTGAAGTTTTATAACTGGTATATCCAACAGGCTGCTGATTTAAAAAACCCGCTGGCGAGTCCCAATCTTTCCAGATATGTAGAAAGCAATACTTATAGCTCACTCATGAAGGCTTATAAAGCCGATGAAATTGACGTCGATTACTTCACCAAGGTTCAGAACTTTGATGATAAGGACTGGCTGCAGCACATATCGGCAGACAAGGTGATAACTGATCCTGTTTGCACAAACGTCTACATGACTTTTGGTCAGGCAGACAAAAAGCATGTCTCCACCTGTTTCGTAAAAGAAAAAGGTGAATGGAAAATAAGGTCAGTCACTGATATTCAATAA